TGCTGATAAGATAGCTAATGCTCCATTAGCTCCAGCTTTTACGGCTGCAACGTTTGCATGTCCAGGGTACGTAAGGCCTACATACATCTGTCTAACTTGATTTTGTCCTGCTAAACTCATAATTATAAATTGTTTTTAATTAAACTACTCTTTGATTTGTTTGAATTTTACTCTGAAGACTGTTTTCTCTATAGTCTCTGATGGCTAACTCAACAGCCCTGTTTAATATTTCTCTGTGAATACTTTCGTCTAATTCACATTGTCTTACTTGATTCAATCCATTTACCGTTAATCCTAATCCCGCAACAGAATCATCTAACTCAAAGTTAGCTAAGATTATTGGAGAAGGGTATTTTACATACCTCATTGAATAAGAAATAAGTGGAACTTCAGAAACCAATTCTACATTCTTTAATGTAGCGTCTTTAGATATGTCCAACCTAAATGCCCTTTTTCCATTTGGTTTCCTAAAAGGATTCTTCATACTTGAGTTTAAGTCGTCGTAACTTATTGGATTTACTTCGATCGTAACTCTTTTTCCGCAATTATCCATTACATCTGCCGCTTCGTACACAATATACATTACATCTTCCGGAATGTTTACTAATTTTGATTTAGATGAAATTGCTTTTGCTGAAGTTATGAAAGCTGATGACTTAAAATCTTTTACAAGCTGAGACAATTCTCTTCTTTTTTGTTCGTCTCCTTCAAAACTTCTTTTTAGTGGATTGTATCCGCAATAAGCAGCTTTTACTATTTCAAATTGAGCTGTAGTTAAATACACACTCTTTTCGTAAACATCCAGTCCAGGAGCAGAACTGCTTGAAATATTGTCATAAAGAATGTCAAATTCATCATTAAATTCTGCTACTGTCATGGCTTATTTTTTATTGTTTAGAATTTTTTAATTTTGCTTGCAATGCAAGTCTCATTTCCTGTCCTAGTGGAGAAGCTAAGTACTTAGCTGCAGTTTCCAACACAGGGATATCTCCTTCTGAAATTGGTTGATTGTCTAAAGTGTAAAACTTCTTTTCATTTTTAATAACTACTCCATTTTCAAAAGCCTCTTCTAAAAGAACCTTAGTTTCTATCAACGGATCTGCAGTTATTGCAACAAACATGTTAGGATCTTTTTCAATCATTTTAGCAGTCTCAACTTGCAAGAAGTTTAACTCTTGAGTTTTAGAAGTGTATCTTCCCAAGTTTCTTAAAATGTATCTTAAAACATCTTTTTTGTTTTTGAATTCTACATACTTTTCAAAAGCAAGTACTTTGTTTCCAACAGAATCTTTTTCTTTTCTTAACTCTTCACCTTCTGCAATCATTACAAAACGATATGTGGCTTTGTTTCTGATTTCGTCTAAACTTGAAGCAACTAATGGGCTAACCAAAAGAACTTTATAAAGCAAGTATTGAACAGGATCTGACAAATCAAACTTTACGTCATCTTTGCCTAAGAAAACAGGAAACATTCCTCCTTTTTTATACTCTTCTTTCCAGAAAGAGCCGTAGATACTTAAATCTTTTTTCAATAAGTATTCTAGTCCAGCTTTCTCTTTATTAGTAAGAATGTTTTTCATTTTGTTGTTATCTAACAACGGCACCGGAATTGCGATTGAACTGTTTTCGAACAAACCTCCATATCCTACGTGCTTTGGATCTTTAATTGCCGCAGTTTCTTTTCTAATGTACTTTACAGTTACAATTTCTGATCTTAAAAAATCTGTTGATGGCAATTCGTTTCCTTTGTAATCTTTCTCAGCAATAGATCTGCTATCGTCTTGAAACTTTTCTTTATTTTTTTCACTCATGATTAATTCTTCTTTTTATTGATTCTTCTTCTCTCTCTTATGAAGCTGTAGGATTGACAAGCTCACTTCCTACTAAAGCATTTCTTTGCAAATATAGGGAGTCTTTTTAAAACTCCCTATTATTACTTTAATTATTATTACGCAAGAACGTAAGGGATAATTTGTGCAGTTCTAGAAGGGTCGTAAACTACAACTCCTAATTGACACCATTTGGTAATGGTTCCTGCATCTTCCAATGTACCCATATTACCGTTATTTGCTTCTCCAGTAAATGGATTTCTGAAGCCCCATTGGTAACCTCTGTATTCTTCTTTTCCAGTAACTTTAACTTGCTGGATGTTTGGATCTTCTGGCGTACCGATATAGAAAATATCGAATCTGTATGACTCTGCAACTCCATTAGAACCAGGAATACGGATTGTATTTCTAACTTTGTCATCGTAGAAGTCATCAACTTCAACTTTAACAGTAACACCGTTTGGCGCCAAGTATTCTGTGAATTGGAATCCTGCTTTGAATGAATTTGCATGTAACTCAGATTGAGTTTTCATTACAGTTGCAGGGTTTGTTCCTGGAGTCGACATATTAGCGGCCCATCCTGAAGTGTGATTCAATACAGCTTTGTGGAACTCAGCAGCACCTCTTTCTCCAGTTCTTAAGATGAAGACACGCTTGTCAAATCCTAATTTACCTTCTGACAATCCAAACAAAATTTCTTCCAACATCTCTAATGAAAATTCATTGTAGTAGAAAGTATTTGATTGCTCCATTTGCTCACGGATACCTGATCCAATTTTAATAGCTCTACCAGAAACATCAAAGTTGTGGTATTCACCGTCAGCAGTTCTGTTGGATTTACCATACATTAATGCTTTATTTTTGTAAGCAGAAAATTCTTGCTCAACTAACCAGTCTTCGTAAAGTGCCAAAGTAGGGAATACTTTTTTATTTCCTTCTTTATCCAATACAGGAATACCCATTGCTACTTTTTTACCGGTTGCATCACCAGGCAATTTGTGGTCGATACGAATAGTTGTCAACTCACCTCTCATAGAGATTGGAGTAACTCGTCTAACACCACCAACTTCTCTAGATAATCCACGACCTACTGGTGCAAATTCTTCAGAGAATCTTTTTCCTGAAACTAACTCTTCACCAGGAATACCATCTCTGTTTGAACCAGCGCATTCGCAAGTATAAACATAAAGACTTCCTTCTGGAGTACCGTCGTCGATAACTCTAATTGGATAAACTTCATTTTTTTCTCCTGTAATTAATTCTCCTTTGAAGAACCATTGCTCAGGGAATGCCAACTCAAAAGTCGTACGTCCTTCTCCAATATTAAAGTCAGAAGCAGTTACTGTAGCTCCTTTGTAGCGCGCTTCATATAAAGGAATGTTACGTCTAGAACTTCCGATAAGCTCCCAATAGAATTCTCTATCGTCTTCTACATATTTTGTCTCAAATTGACTAAGCATGTTTTCAAGAGATTTACCTCTATGAATAGCTAGTAATTTGATCATTGTGTCGTTAATCTTCTGTGGGTTCATTTTCCAAATAGCACCTAAAGTGTTTTCTGGATTAATCATTCCTGCAAAAGCCTTAGCGTCTGTTACCTGAAATTTACCTAATTGCATGTGTATTTAATTTAAAAGTGTTATTTTTATTCGAATTTGACTCCCTCAAGGTCTTTAAGAGTAAATGTACTCATATCGTCTTTAGAGTCTGTAATTATTTTTCCATCTCCTGTAAAATTCGCTCCTCTTAATAGAGATTCAATTCCTTTAGAGATACTTGTTTCTTTTGCGTTCCCGAAAACTGAAAAATCAGTTAAACCTTTTGTTAGGTAGAACAAAGCTTCTAATTTCATCCTTGATCCAAGAGGGTCAGCTTTCTGAGCTTGAATAAAAGCATTTTCTTTGTTTCCTAAATCTGTTGTGATTTGATCGTAAAGTTCTTGTTTTTGAGACAAAGTTAATTTTACGCCAGGGATGATTTCATCTTCTTTTTCTACGTACTTTTTAATATTTGTCAAGGCACTAGTTTCTTCTTCTTTTTTAGAAGAGATTAAAGATTCTAGTTTTCCTTCTTCTAGTTTTACAATTTCTTTTAAAGCAGTAAGAGCATCTTCAATGTCGTCTCCAGAATCAATACTTCTTTGTGCCATTGAAAGAGCTTTGTCTTTTGCAAATCCTCTGTTTATGAAATCTTGAGCAATGATATTCATTCTGAATTCTTCATTACCATCTTGAGATACATAATCATCAGTGATTCCTTTTAGTTTCCCAATTGAATCAATTTGTCTTGAAACTTCTTCTGCCGGAACTCCAGCCTTTACAGCTTTTTCAATAGTTCTGTTTCTTTCAGAAAGTCTTGATTCTACTTCTTTTGCGATCGCGTTGTTGATGTCGTCCATTGACGCTATCTTTTCTTTGTCTAGATCAAGATTTGATAAGATTCCTTTAGCTTTGAATTCTGCAGCTAAAGAAGAATATAACTTTTCAGTATCATTCGGTGTTGGAGAGGAAGAATCAGTGCTTTCCTTCTTGGCTTCAGGAGCCTTACCATCTTGATTAGTTTTATCTTCTTCCTTTTTAGCTACGCTCTCTGGAGTTGTATCTTTTTCGTCTACTTTTTTCTCCTCACTATTAGGTGTTGGTGTTACAATTTCTTTTGCAGGTTCTCCTGCTTTTACTTCTGGTTTTGTTGCAAATACGTCAAACACGTCATCTGAACTTGTATCAAAAGTTAAGTCGTTTAAGTTTAATCCTTCCATAATTCTTTTTTTTGTTTAATTCTCCGTTGACAAATTTACATTCTTAGGGTAAATTATTTTCATTGCAATTTATTGCTATTTAAACAAAGTAAAAGTTTTACTGAATCCTACATATACATTTTTATTTAAGTCAATTGACGCTGTATAAATGTTTCCAGACTTAGTTTGTATGCCTGTTTTGATTAATGGATTAAATTCAAAATTCTGATATCCTACTTCTGCACCTACTAAAATTGAAAGTTTAGGTCTCTGAGTTATAATCCTTTCTTTAATTTCTTGTTGCTTAACTTTAACTTTAGCATTAACAGCTATAAGCTCTCCTTGAACTTTTGAGTACACTTCTACGCTTACAGTGTCGTTATCTATAACTTTCGTATTGTAATCTCTTATTGTAATAGAATTGACGAATTGATCTTTTTTTTTAACAGTATCCTTTTCTTTGATATAGTCATTGTATTTTTCTTTATTAACCACCACGGTTCCATCTTTCACAACAATGGTTTTTAATTTTATTTTTTCAATGAATACTGTGTCTGTCACTTTAGTGTATTCTGGCTGAACCACCGTGACAACTTTTTCTTTTGGCCCTGAGCAAGTCCCAAGGATTAAGATTATAGCTATAAGAGCTACGATAAAAACATTTTTCATCGTAGCCAATTCTTTTAATTTATCCATAAATCTTTTTGTATAGTTCTTTGGTATAAGCAGAGTAAACTGTCTTTCCAGCTACTTTATGAGCTATAAGTACTTGCCCTCTGTTGTTGTCTGAATAACTTACGTGTACCCAAGCCGGGCTTTTTCCGTCATCACCTTCAAATTCTGCAATTAATTGATCAAACTTAAGATTGTCTTTAATGTAATTAAACACATCGTTGTTTGTTATTCCATTGTCTATTAGATCTGCATCTATATCCATTGCCGCTTCATTTTTACCGCTAATAGAACCTGCGCAGTGTTGAGATGTTTTAGATCCTCCAACAGCTTTGTTAAGCGTTAAAGATCTAAAGAAAGAGATAATAGCGATAGGTTTCCCTATCGCTTCTCTTAATGGCTCAAACACTTTCTCTGCTAAAATTTTCATTCTTGCAATTTCTTTAGAATTTGGAATGTTTTTTATTCCAAGTCTTATTCCTGTTGCAGACTTTACAGATTCTTCATAACTAATGTGTTTTGAAATTCTTTCCATTTTACTTTGTTTTATTGAATATTTCTTGAATTGATTTAGGTAAGAAATGCATCATTCTTTTCATAATGTTTCTTCCTGAAACAGCCTCCATATTTTCGTAATTACTGTAAACTTCAACGATACTTGCTACCATGATTGCTAATTCAGTTAAAGAGAATTGTTTACTCATTAAATCAATTGGCTCCATTTTAAATATCATACTTTCGAATACTGAGCATACGATAATACCTATTCCATATTCATAGGTTTTCTTCCAGGTCTCTCTGATCCCGTAACTTTTAACTCCTTTCCAGAATCTTTTTTGCCAAACGTAGGCTGTAATTCCTTTTAAGAAAAAATCTTTTCTTATTCCTGATAATAAATCAAGTAGGATTAATAACGCCAATCCTATGATAGCGCTTTGTGAATTTAACATAACTGTAAGTATTGGAGTTAATACTAGTAAAATCTTTTTTACAATTGTTAGTTCACTGAAAAATAAAATTAATGATCTCATGTTGTTTCTCTTTATTTTTGGAACGTGGTGGTGCAAAATTACTTATTCACACCACCAATTCCTGCCGATTGTTTATTGCTTTTAAGTTACTTTGATTTACTAGGTTGATTCTTTTTAGCTTCCAATTCTTTTGCTTTGTGAGCCATCATGTCTTTGTGCTTTAACATGTCGTTATGCATTTGTCCATGCTTTAATTGCATTTCTTGTTGAAATTTGTCGTACTCAATATCGTCATTGCTATCATCTTCAGTCTTAACAAGATCTTGATTTGCTTGCTCTATTTTTAATCTATTAGTTTCAGCTTCAAGCTCCGCAATGTATCGCTTAGTTTCGTCTGTTCTATTAAACTGCTCTATTTCTATTTCTTGTTTAGTAGCTGCTAATTTTTCGTTAGACTGAATTTGCATCTCTTGCATTTTGCGATTCTCTTCAGATTGTTTTTGCATCGACTCGTTTTTATCATTCTCAGCTTTTTCAATCATTCTTTGAACTTCTCTTATTGAAGGAGAGTTATAAATTTTCATTGCTGTAGAGAATGAAAGCATTTGATTTTGCAATCCCATTTGAACCATTCCGTCGAGCTTTTGCTGCATTTCATTTATCGCGTCTTCATTAGAAACCTGTAATCCGTATTCTTCTTCAGCAAATTCGTCTCCATCAATTTCCATTAATTTTCTAGTCATGTCGTCGGCAATGTAAGCAAACTTTACTTGATTTCCTTTTGCTGCAATTTTAATAGTTTCCAATAATATTTGAAAGCATCTTTTTTTACAATAATCATGAAGTGTAAACAGTTCTTCTGTAATGTGATTAGATTGTGATACAGATCTTTCTACACCTCCTACAGTTTCTCTGTTGTCTACCTGACCCATACGTTGTCTAGACACACCAATTATTTCATCCATTTGAGCTTTTGCAAACTCCATCATTTGAATATGAGTCTGAATAAAATCTCCAACTCTTTGCTCGAGAACTCTACCAGTTGTATTTCCAACGGCTCCGGCCAATTTACCTTTTGCCATACCTCTGTTTCCTTCTTTAAAACTATCTACGACTGCTATTCCTGACTTTCTTGCGAAGTACAACCATTTTGTTACATTCCATCCTTCAGGTATTTTAGCTAAATCTAGCTCAACAATAGAACCTAGATATTTCGACAAAGCTTCATTTACCCTGTACCAAGATATGTCGTATAAATATTGAAAAGGTTTTGATCTTTCTACCAAAGATACAGCTCCTTGTTCGTTTGTATTGTAAACTTGCCCTACAATTCCTGATGAATTAAAGCTTGGTTGATTTACTTTATTGTATTGAATTTCTTTTGGTTTAATTTGAAGATAAATGTTTTTACCAACTTTAACTCCTTTCCACCATTCATTTACCCAAAAGCTTTCTGATGTTTCCCCTCTTTCTTTGTCTAAAATATAATCCGGACTTCTGAACTTAACTTGTTCTTTGCCCATGTCATCAAAGTAAGTTACTTTTAGTATCTCTTTTTTAGACTTCCAAAACATTCTAAGAACCCTAATATTACCATGGCCGTCAGTGTAAGTGTTTTTTGATGTGTTGGACCACACTCCACTCATGTCTAAAAATGAATTTATACTTTCTCTTTGCATAACTTCATAGTTATTCATATCATCAAAAGCGTATGATTCACCATCAGAATCTTTTCCAGTTCCTCCTGTGCTTTCTTCGTCAAGCAATTCAATTTCTTTTGATTTTAAATCTTCGTAGAAATGATCTTGAACTTTACCTGGGCTCCAATAATCATCAATAACAATTACATCTGCGTCCTCAATTTTATTAGAGGTTCCTGATCTTAAAGTATGCACATTTAAAGGGTTTAATTTTTCAAATGTTACTTGTCCATTGACGATGTCCGTCATGTAAATTTCTTCTCCCATAATTAACGCATCTTTGAATCCTTGTTGAAATTTTACTTTCATATCAAGAGATTCTATGTGATATCGCATATACATGTTAGCTCTTTTTTCTCTGACATCTTGATAATCATAGTTTATGTAGTCGCTAAATGCTTTCATGTCTTTTTCTAGCTCTTCTTCAGGTCTAGTAGATTCCAAATATTCATTTAGCTTTTCTTGCACTAATCTCATTTTATCTTTTGATATCATTGCAATTGTGTCTGGATTAGTTAAACTAACTGACCAGTCAAACTTACGTCTTTTCTCTTCTCCGATAAGGACGTTTATCCTTGGAGTTACGATAGGATAATGTTGAATTTTTTCAGGAACAAACATCTTTTCAACGTCTCCAGGATTAAGAATCAACTTCATATCAGCAGGATCTAATATCCCGTTATAAAGATTTAGATTTATTCGCTTATTTTTTAACCTTGCTCTGATTCTTCCACTGTTAATGAAACTGTTATTATCTGCAAAGTCTAAATGAGCTTTTCTCCATTTTTTATCTTTCTTGTTGAAAGGAAGTTTTTGTTTAGGGAAATTACTTAATGACATATTTTTTTATTTTAATTTACGAAATTATACTTTTATACCTATTTAGTTAATAGGGGCTTATGGCTTTTTTACATCCATGGTTGTTTTTGTTCTTGCATTGATCCTAATGCTTTTGCCCAATTAGCATCTAGAAATTCATCCCCTGTTGTAGAATTCATGACTGAATTAGATTTCTCTTCATACTTGTCTACAATTTTTGCTCTATCTTCTCTAAGAATCATTACCATATCCATTGCTGAGACTCTATCGGCATTTATATCTGCATTCCATGCTATGCATTCTTTAATGTATCCAATACTTCTAATTCTTCTTAAGTTTTGAATGAAGCTAGTCTGCATGTCTCCATTCTCTTCGTCGTAAATTTCTATTTCGTATTGAGACATCATCCATTGACGTTGAAGTGTTTTTCCTAATTTTATTACTTCTTTTGTTGTTCTTGTTCCTTTTGCTCTATTACCGTGTAATACAGTTTTTGCTATGTACATGTCTTTTAAAATGTCTGGAGTATCAGCAAGCAAATGTAATGCATTATGATTAGAAAAGTAAGTAAACAATCCTTTTAAATTGCTCTCATAATTCGCCTCTGCGTTGTAGTACATTGTTAGCCTTAGGCAAATTTCATAGAATTCATCTGCTAGCACTGGTCTTGCTGTGTATTCTGCAACAATCTTGTCTGTCCACATATCAAACACAAAGATAGATGCCAAAGATCCATTAACAGTATAATCATTGTCAATAGGGTCAATTCCTGCTATGTATCTTCCTGAAAATACTTTTCCGTCTCTATCCTTTTGAGGCATGTCAAAAATTTCAACAGCTCCATCTGATTTACCTCCTTTTACAACGTAAGGAAATTCACGTATTGGATTTATACTAGGGTCTGGTGTCCAAATCACATTTCCTTTATCGCCGTAAGATAACTTACCAACCCAATGCTCATCAACGAAACGTTCGATATTAGGCATTATATCTTCTAAGTAATCTCTTAAGTCACCTACAGGAAATGCACTTCCCTCTGTTCTCATAATAGCCTCTTGTGGAGTTACAGGATGCTCTGCTTTCTTTTGAACAATTGCATTTGGATCTGACGCTCCGTATTTTGTTTTAAGTCTGTCTTTAACAGTTAATATTAAAGCTCCAATTACGTCACTATTACCATTCTTATCGTACTTTTCTTTAAAGTTCATGTAAGTTCCAAAGAAAAATGAACATCTTCCTCTTCCTCCTGTATTTTTATCGAATACATTTGGTAAAGAGTAAATGTTGTAACCGTCTCCATTGTAGAATATTTCTTCTAGTCCATCAAAAGCTGCTCCTTCTGTACCACCGGTTCCGTAAGCATTCATGATTCCAAATGCAAATCCATCTTCTTCTACTGATGGCCTTGCAATACCCCAAGCTACTAAAAAGTTATCAAACTTACCGGCCTCTTCCCATTCTATTAAAGAGCCCCTTTTTCCCCTTGCTTTTTCAGGATCATTTTTTAAGGTAACTCCCATTACTTCATTTAATGTTCCTACGTCAGTTCCAGTCTTGGAATCTTTACGTCCCATTTTCCAGTGCATGTCGTTCAAAGAGTCTTTTAAAGATCTAACTCCAGGGAATCCGGTATTAACCGCGCAAAAATCTACAATAGCTAAAAATTTATTTAAAACTCCATCTTTAGTTAAGTACTCTTTTTCATTTGCTACTGCGTAAGATTTTATCTTATGTCTTGCTGACTCAGATTCTCCTAATATAAAATTTCTTGCTAATTTAGAACCTCCTTTAAATGAAAATCCAGAACCCCTTTTCTTTAATGTCGCAGTGTGCTTTCCCGCATTACGCGCCTGCTCAAGATAATGATAAAATAAATAATCTCCATCATAAACATTAGGGAATGCCTCTACACGTCCTGCTCTTTGAGTTCCTTCAACTACTTCTACTTTCAAAATTGGCGAATAGTTTAGATAGAAGTAATAAAAACCAGGTATCCATTCTCCATCACAATCTCTTACATGTCCTTCTCTGCATCTTCTTGCTTCTTCTTTCCAGAATTTATAGTATTCGCTATTAGGGTTTCTGTTAGGGAATAATCTAGTATAAACTCCGTGCTTTTCAAAATGAATTGCTGCTTCTCTAAAATAATCCATATCCTCAAGTATGTGAGGATTTGTAACGTCTACTATTATTCTTCCTTTTGGGTCTAGATTCCTAGTTCTTGCGCCAGGTATCAACGCTGTTAAAGGTAATGCCGGGTTATCCCATCTTTCTAAATCTTTTGCATACAATCTTGTTGGAGAAGATAAATTCTGAATAAACATTATAGAATCAATCATTTCAAACAAATCAGCTTGCTCTTCTTTGTTAAGATGAGACATCAAGTCTTCAGTTAAGTCTGTCTGTATTTTGTTAAATTTTCTGTAGTTATCCATAGTTATATTCCTTCGTTATCAAAAACTCCTCCATTTTTGGATCCTTGAGATTTAAGCTCTTTTTCTTTTACAATTTCTTGTTCAATTTCATTTAAAGCTTTTACAAGCTTAGGTATTTTTTCTACTGAAGCTACAATTCTTCCTACATCGAATACTGGCTTATTATTTTTGTCTCTTTCATTTACATCTATGTCGTCTAAAAACTTAGATATTTTTTCTATAACGCCTCTTGTGCTTTTAAGCATTTGAGTAGACGTAGTTGTAGACGCTTCTATGTAAAACTCTATAGCTTCGTCTATGTAGGTAGGTTTTATCCATCCTGGATCCATCATTAAATCCCTTAACACATATTCGTGTCTTTCTTCAGGATCTAATACGTACATGTAGTCAGATCTTTCATCTGACATAAAGTACACGTATGATAATTCCTGTATTGCTTTTTCCTTGTCTTTAGAACTGTCGTTAAGCCATATCTCTTTGAACGGCTTAAGCATTAATGCTTGTGGTGAGAATGTCACCACAAAGTTTTTTAATTCAAAAATATTCATCTTTCTCTCTTTAAAATGTTTTTACAAATATAAACAAAAAAAGGGACCTTCACAAGTCCCTTAATTTTACTATAATTCTTTTGCAGCTTTAGGCTTCCTTACTCTCTTTTTCTTTGTTGTAATTTGAGCGGTAGTCTCTAAGGCGACTTCTTTTACTTCTTTCTCTTGAATTTCTTTTTCTTCTTTGTATTTTTTAAATACTTCGTCGTCTAATTCTTCAAACTTTTCTTCTAATCTAGAAATTGATTTATTCACAATTAACATGTGAAACAAAACCATAAGGATAAAAATTCCTTCTACTACTAATGAAATTAAATCTAACATAAATTATACTTTTTGAGTTAATGTTTCTTCTTTTTGAGTTTCTTTCGGATTTTCTTTTAATTGCTCAATTGGCTTAACCGGTTCTGATGTTCTTACAGGCGGTAATTTTTCTTTTACAATTTCTACCAACAATTTTTCATCGATAACTGCTAGTGCGTTTTTAAATTGAATTGCCGCAAAGACAGCTCCTCTTACTTCAATTGTTTGAACTTCATTTTTTTCTAAAGAAGCAATGATAACTTCTAGTGATTTTAATAAGTTTTCTTTCATAATGTTATTTTTCAAAATTAGTGTTTTTTAATCCTTTTGTGTCTGAGATGTATTCAATTTCTCTCTCTGATAATTTAATGTACTCGTGTCCGTTAATTTCAATTACAGGAATTAAGTATTCAAATTCTTTTCTAACTACTGAAGATAAATTTCCTTCTACTTTTCTTTTAAACATTTCATAGTTGATTTTTACTTCCATTCCAACAGCTAGTTCTTGAACTTGAGATCCAATCGCCATTACCTTTTGGACAGACTGGTAGTCAATCGACGCGTCTGTTTCTTTCTCGGTTCCGAATAATGCTTGCGGCATCCATAGCCCTGATTCTGTTTTTGTCTTATTTCTTCTTGCAGATAAGAAAACGTGATTAAACATAGGTCTTGTTCCTTCTGGAATAGGGAAGTCTTTGATAGAATCTTCATAAAGAAGTTCTTTAACTTCAGCTTCTGCTTTTGAAATTTCAGTTGCATCTTCAATTTTAGTTCCAAGGCCTCTGTTAGTTTTGTCTCTTTCTCCAAAGTATCCTTCAATATCTTTTTGTAGGGCAACTTCTGCTTTTTGGTGTTTAACATCTTCGTTTACTTTTGCTGTTTTAATCCAAACCTTTTCTTCCATTTTACTCTTTTAATGTGATTAATTTTACTATTAACATTTGCGCTTTAACGCAAGCTACAAGACTTGCTTCTTTAAGTAATTTGCTAATTCTTGTATTTTCTGGGAAAGTTTCCAATAAGTCAACTAAGCTTGCAAATGTCTTTTTTACGATGTCTACGTCTGGATCTGCTTGAGGGTTAAACTTATAGCCAATTAAGCTTTCTCCGAATGTTTCTTTTTTTGTCATTTGATTTTGTTTATTTTTTTATAGGCGTAATATACGGCACAAAATTTTCCTATGCAAGGAATATTGAAATTAGTTTTTAGATTAGAGAATTCTTCTTTTGATAATTCTTTTTCAGTAAAATTTATTTCTGAGATTTTATCTCTCATAAACCCATACATACTGTCTATCACTTCTTTAGCTTCTTCGATGCTTATGTTATGTTTTTTCGCTATTCTTTCAAGTTCTATTTTTTCATTTTTGTTTACTGTCATTGACTTCAAAATTAAATACCAATTTAAAGTTGTCTGATCCTGGTAAGAAGTTTGGCACTAAAACTTCTGTAATCTTATTATCTCTCGATATAACTCCTTTATTCCTTAAAGCTGTCAATAAATTATTAAAAACATAAGTGCTTTTAATGTTTAAATCCAGCATTATGCTTTTTCTTACGTCTGGAGAAAATAACAATTTATCTATCAAAGATTTATTAAGTACTTCTTCCGACAATCTGTGTCTGTAATAAAGAAACACACTTAACGCTTCAATTTCTTTTTGCCTTAAATTGTGATAAGGTTTTAAAAATGTTAGCCAGTAAGTGAATAATTGCTTTACATCTACGTTTATTCTTTTGATATTTATGTTGTCCATTTCTTTTATTTTTTTTCTAAGAAAGTGCTTCCGTATTTAGCTTCGTAGAAATCTTCCCATTCTGTTATATGAGCTCTCTCTATTGAAGTATTACCGCAAGGGATACAATATACCACACTTTTTTCTTTTCCTGTTTTGAGGTCTAATTTGCCTTCAAACTTCACTTCTTTTAAGTGAAGAGATAAGCATGTTTTGCAAAACTCTACCGGTACGTTGTTGTAATCTGATTTCCTTGTTACCATTTTTTGTTTTATTTTTAAGTCTTGAATTGTTTCTGTTGAGTAATAAGGAAATGGACATAGTAAATTATAATCCTCTCTCTTCTTTATTTCTGCGGCTAAATTAATATCTTTTTTATTCATATCCTATTTTTTTTTTTTAATATTTCTACCAATTACCGTCTGGACATGACGTATTAATAGCTCTTACTTTTGCGGATAAAACGCAACCACACATTGAACAAGTAATTCCGTCTTTATTTAATGGGCATACGTTGCATATTTTTTTTCTTGTTTGAAAAAGAGTTTCTTCTTCTTCTGTAGTTAAATTTAACTTACTTCTTAATAAGTTTTTAAATCCACTTGCTATTTCTTTTGCTTTATTCATAACTGTTTACTGTGATTAATTCTATTAAAATCCCACTTTCTTTTAAAATAAATACTTTTCCTAACATAGACTTGAATCTAGATGCAGATTGTGTTCTTTCTAGCAATTCTAGTAATATTTCTTGAATCCAGGAGGTAGAGAAAAGAGTTATTGATCTTTCACCGGCGTCAGCCGCAGATTTTATAACGTTTCTAAGAGTTTCTTTATACGAGTCACTTGGAAGAATTACTACTTTCATTTTGCGTTAATTTTTTTTAATTCATCTTCGATCATGTCTTGCACTTTATCTACTTCTTTTTGAAGTTCTTCAACTGATATGGTTCCTTTTTCTACTCCGTAATGTATTCTGTTAAGCAAGATTCTTCTTTCTTCGGCGCTCATGGAGCTTACTTTTAATCTCACTAAAGCGTAATGTCTTATTAACAACTCTCTATCCATAGAAAGTATTCTATTTTGAGTAGGAGTAAATACATTAGTTTTTCTTTTTAGCACTTCTGCTCTTTTCTTTAAAAGTGTCATATATTATCTTTTTGTTTTGTCAAAGATAAGAAACTATTTTAAATTACAAAGCCTTTATCGTTAAATAAAGGCTTTTTTTTTTAAAATAAATCAATTCTTGATTTTAAAACTAAAGAGTAAGTATCCATTGCTCTTTGTTGAATCATCAAAAGATTTCTTTCTGTTTCTTTTAATTGAAGAAATAATGTGGACCCGCTTATAAACTTATTCAAGTCATTAAGTTTTACCATTAACTCTTCTCTTTCTTTAATCACTCTTTGCTCGTGCGGCAAATATTCTCTAACAACTTTTTCTTCTTTCATTTTATTTTGTTTTAAATTACTCCTCTAGATTCTAACCACTCTTCTACTTTTCCCCAATCAACGAATGGCCTGTTTGAAATGTTTCTGTCGTATTTCAATGGGCATCCTAGCGCGCTGTCGTCAATCATTAACTCAGCATAACTTTTTGGTGAGTCTGTCCATGTTTTCTGATCGGGATTAGATTGAATCCCGTATAAAGGAATTCCATTTTCTTTAAACCAATTTACAGCATCTGTTAAATACTGGCCTGGCACTGCAGTAATGTTTGGATCTCCAGTGGACATTTTTCCTTTTTTGTCAGATCTCATTGTAAAAAGTATAAGCTTATGACCTTTTTCTACTAATCTTTTTAACACAAACTTCGCGCCTATGTTTTTGCCTACTTTTGGAAAGTCATGAGTGACTACGGTTCCGTCAAAATCAATGTTTATTGTCATACTTACTTCTTTTTATTAAATTTACTTAATACTAAATCTACAAATATTTTTGCAGATTCATCAGCATTCCCTTCGAACCTTAATACTTCATTATCTATAATGAATTTACCTACTACCTCTCCATTACTATTATTGAATGAAACTGCCGGTTTATCGATCGAACCTTTTAATAATAAATTGTTTTCCATGTTTTTTTTTATTTAAGTTACAAAGTTAAACTAAAATAGCTTATAAACAAAAAAATCCTTAGAATATATTTCTAAGGATTCAAACTACTTCTAGTTTTATCGGATTGAAGCTGATTGTGAGAATTACGATATCTCGACCTGATGATTAACAACCAACTGCTCTTCCTCTGAGCTAACAATCAATATTGCGGAAGAAGTGAGGCTCGAACTCACACGGGTGTTACCCCCAACTATTTTCAAGACAGCGACCCATAGTCCAACTTGGTTTATCCTTCCAGAGGTAGAGAGCATTGCAAAGTTGATAAGGCCTCACTTACTCTCTTTGGGTGTTGCTGGGATTCGAACCCAATAATCTTGATTCACAGTCAAGCGCATTATTCCGGTTATGCTAACAACACAGTCTACGAAGCAGGATTCGAACCTGCGGCCTCTCGCGTCCAAGGCGAACAAACAACCACCGTTATCTTCGTAGGATTAATAGAGCTTTTATGAGGACTCGAACCCCAATAGCCTGAGTACAAATCAGGAATAATACCATTATATTATAAAAGCAATTGTGGAAACAGAGAGACTTGAACTCCCGACACCTAGATCTTCAGTCTAATGCTCTACCAACTGAGCTATGCATCCATTTGTATTATAAATCATTCGTTAGATAAGTAAATTGCGTTTAATGAATGATTTATTATACATTGTTGCTTTATCAAGGCTCGAACTTGAAATGACTGCGTCAAAAGCAGTTGTGTTACCATTACACTATAAAGCTATGTTTGTTGGGCAGGCAGGAATTGAACCTGCATAGTCTTACTTTTATGCGACAGATTTACAGTCTGCGAACGTAGCCAATTTGTCATCAACCCAGTTTTAATTGCGGTACTGAAGGAATTCGAATCCTCAATCTCTCCCGTGACAGGGGAGCGTCATACACCAATATGCTGCAATACCATTTGTTGCGGATGCGAGATTCGAACTCGAATTCAAGGTTATGAGCCTCGTGTGTTGCCGTTACACTACACCGCGATATATTTTTAATCAATCCTTCTATGCCTACCTCTCGTTACAAGTTAATGTTCTTTACTTTAAAGAAAAGAAGAGGTTCCTGTCCATGTAAACAGGTATAGGTTCTTTTTATATTGTCTTGGCTTATCAGGAATATTTAATCATTTCAGATTAGATCAAGCATACTAGAATTATTTCCAACTAACACCCGTTTTATCTCTCGGAGCAAGTATCATTGCTTATGTTGGTTGACTAGGAATAAGTTGCTACAATAACGGGACCATTTTCAATAAAATACCGTTGCGTCCAATGCGTATTCAATACCTCTTGATGTAATCTCCCTATTGAGACATTGCGACCCGGCAAAGATACAACAAGTTTTACTAAAAACAATGCATTGTAATAACATTTTTTTGTTATATCTTTGTTTTAACAATAAAAATTAATTTATTATGGAAAAAGAAGATTATGTAGAGTTGTTTAGAAAGGAATTTTTAAAACTCAATTTTGCCTTAGACAGTTACAAGCATGGATGTAAGGCTGCATTTGCAGTTGTTAATTCAAAAGTACACATCACTTTTAATACTAAGAATGAAAAAGATTTCCTTAGGTATGAATTGGGATTAGAGGAAGCCAAGGATTTTCTCCATGACTTTAAAAAGAAATGCATTGACATTTGTTCACACATTAAAAAAGAGGCTATTTAGCCTCTTTTGTTTTTATACGTCTAAATGTTTTTTAGGTCCAGTTTGATTTCTTTTTATTTCGTTGATCAATTTTTCTAATTTTAAAACAGAGTTTTCTATTTCGTATTCTAGTCTAGAAACTTTATCTTCCAAGTATTCTACTTTTGATTTTAAATTATTTATACTTATTTGCATTTTGACATCCATACTAGCTTTCTTTTTTTAAATTTATCATCACTTTTTAATTTACCTGTTTTTATTAACTCTTCAGTTTCGTCATAAGTTAATGTTCTTATCGATCCAATTTCATCTAGATTCATCATCATTCCTTTATCTAGTTCATCTTTAAAGCTTACTCTTTCTTCCATTCTAGTTTCTTTTTTGGACCTTTAATGTTTTTTAATTCATCTTTGAGTCTTTGTTCTTTTTCATGTTCTTTTTGTACATGATCCATTACTTTCGTTAATTCTTCAAATTCTTTTCTTGATATTGGTTCAAACTTGTGTAATATGTTAGACTTAAGTTGCTCTCTTAGTCCTTTTTCGTTAAATATACTCATAATATTAATTTTAGTTTAGGACCCTTCGCTGGTTCCTTTGTTGCTACCTCTCGATTCTTACTTAGGTCCAATATGTCAAACCTAAAAGATTCAGTTGGAATTTTTGGTTGCATTGCTAGCATGTCGTCATGCCAATGAGAGTCTATTGGAGGTTGAGAAGAGAAAACTTTTCTTATTGCTGATTCTAATTTATCTTTAGTTATTTCGTTTAAAATTTCAAAAGATTTATTCTCTTTTCTTTTAAAAACTACATCTTCTATTAAATTCATTGAACGTCTTTTACTTTTATCTCTTTTCTTCATGATTTGCTTTATTACATAGCTATTTAAAACTTAAGCTTCTTTTTAGGCTGCTTTACTACTTTTTCTTTTTCTGGCCCTATATTAACACTTACCAAAAACAAAGCTTTAGCTGTTTCTTCGTTTAATTTATTAACACCTCTTTCAATTAAAAATTCTTTAATCAGCTTTGCTTTTTCAATTGGGTCTAATAATTGAAATGATACAGTTTCTATTCTTCTGAATGATCCTTGGTTAATTCCAAAAGAAGGTTGGCTAAAAGTAGTTGAGCCTAAGGTGCTAGTACCTAAGGTGCCAATCCCTATACTACCGCTTCCCATAGTTGCAATTACTGAATTACCAGAAGCAAATCCTGTAGAGTTATAGTTAATTGATGAACTTCCTTGCGCTACTTCATAACTTACAGATGGTGTAGTATTAGTTTTTTTTGCAAACGCTTTTTCAAATTGATCTTTTATATTCATAGTATTTTTTTTGTGCAAGTTACGAATTAGTTTTGAGTAATTTATTTTTTTTTAAATTTTTTTTTTTTTAAAATTTTTGTCATGCGCTTGATAATCAACACATCACCCCTACTCTTTTTATGTTTTGGGATATGGGGTACACTCTTTGCGAGCGGCGACAATATTTATGCGGAACCAGCCGTAATCACATGATTCTCCTAGCGGAGTGTACATTGTATTCCAAAACAAAACGTCTAATATAAATAAATAAAAAACACTCAATCATGGCTTTAGCAACATTTCATTCAATTCGTGGAGCAAAAAAAACATCTGCATTATTATTAGTTAAAAAAAACGTATTATCATTTTCTAGTGATCCTGTGTACGTACCATTAGCGGGTGCTATCCACTTTGCTGGAAAACCTTTGACTGACAAAGATAATGGATTCTCATTTGAGATTCCTGACGGTTATTCTTTGGAGAATATTGTTGATAGCGTTACCGGAGAAATTCGTACCGCTAAAGACGGTAGTCAATTAAAACAACTAGTTTACTAGTTGGGCCTTTTAGGCTTGCGCCTAACTTGCATCATCAGATAACTGTGACGCAATATAAATAATAAAACTCGTTAAAAACTCTCAATCAGACCTATCGCACCTACT